GCCATATTTTGATTGTGTTCTACGTCCTCACGACGGACGCGATCTGACGCGCCGCCGAGAAGACCGGAGAGGCCGTTTGAAACGGCCCCCCCTGCTGAGCTACCTATATTCTGGAATAAGGCATTGGCGCCCGCTGTTAGCGCTGATGTCAATAACGACGTAAGAAACCCTGGCATTAGCGCACCGGATCGTAATAACGCAGATTGTTATCAAGCGCTCTGAACCCGAAGCGGACTTGATACGGAGTAACTGTTAGGTTGCCGCCAGTTCCGTTGAGAAGCTCGAACCCGAATGCGAATTGGGCTAGCGGTTCCTGATTGATTTCCACGACGTAGTGAAAGGCTCTGCCAATAAAACCGGCAGGCGCCGCATGATTTTCTAGACACATAGGATAAAGGAGCGTCTGATTTTCATTAGCTGCTGTAGCTAGGTCCGCCATAGTTCCAAATACAGGCGCGATATATGCGCCCGATGCAATACTACCTGCGAAAAAGCCCCATATTTCAGCGCAATAACTGTCGGCGTCTGGAACATCTATAGCAACTTGGGCTCCTATGCCACTTCTGGTGTTAGCGGTAAGAGTGCCTCCCGTAGTGAAGCCCGCGTGAACACTTCCGTTTCCTTGAAGCGCTGTCGCGTTAATTATGCGCATAGCGCTGTTTTGGTGAGTCAACCCGAAGCCAGAGGTAAAGTCTGCTGCCGCAATCGCCGCTGTTGCATCGGAAGCAAATACATGGCGTGCGTTCTGAACACGATTTATTTTGTTTCCCATTATTGGGCTCCTGCAAAGATAGACATTTTGGGGTCCGGAATATGGCGCAAGGCCATGACGTTTACTTTTGAATGGATTTGCCAGTGTCCTAACTGCGATGTTTGGAACACGTCCGCATAGTCATTCGGCTGATGATAGTAGATATTTGCGAAGGTGTCGTATTGGGTCTTAGAAAACGGATAGCCCGGAATATCGATGAATTGAAGGTGCACCCTATTCGGGTGAGCGCGATAGTGTAGGCCGTAGGGCTCAAAGAAAGATCCATCAGGGGAAGACGGGTTGGCGGTGCCTGTCAGCCACTTACGAGGATCCTGTTCTACGGGGCGTTGCTCTGCCCAGAGCGTCGGGTCACCAAGCCAGTCTAGACCGGACGGGTTGACCTGGGTGGCAAGAGGGTGACTTTCGTAAGCGTGCACGAGAGGGAAGCGCAGAAGCGCCATGATCCACACTGTTCCATGTTCTGGAAAGTATTTGCGCGGAATGTTGACGTCACAGCGAGAGACGGTTTTTCCGATGTAGCTTCCAACTGTAGCATCATCTGTTCCGTTGATGTCTTGACCTGACATATTGAAGGTTTCTCGCCAGATCATTTCGGGACGTTGGTCAGCGTCGATATTTACGCTTGAACCCCAGATATCGAGAATGTCGTTATAGCGTTCACCAAACCATGTGCGCTCAATTTCGGATTTGTAGCGAGCTTGAACGGCGGCGATGTTGGTAACGTCGATTACGGGCAGACCCTCGTCCTCGATGCCGAATACCTCTCGGTCATCAGAATTTAGATCTCGATAAGTAGTGGAATTATCTAGCACCATACCTCCCACCAATGGATGTGGGAGTCTCGCACATAGGCGTCCATAACGGCGATAGTCTTTAGCGTTAGCAGAAGTTCCTGTTGGATATTGCTGGAAGTCAGAGTCAGGAGCGAGAGAGGGCACGCGGAAATAGCGGTCGAAGATACGTTGATAACCTTCGATAGTCCAGAGAGGGATACTTGCGGGAGCTTCATTATACCCCAGAAAGCAGGCGTCTCTGTCGCCTGCAGCGAGTGCGAAGCCTGAGAAAGTGACTTGTTCATCGTAACCCTGCCTGACGAGTTGCACGAAGTCGCCGCCATAGATATGGCGATGAGGAATATAGAAAGCGCAGATATCGACCTGTGTTTCACTGACGACCTCTTTTCTGAAGGGAGAGAGACGGACCATGCCGTCAAGATTGATTTCGAGGCTATCGCCTGCGACGACCGGAATGGTCGAGATAGTTTGAAGACGACCGATTTTACCGCAGATGTGGGCGTAATGGGTCAGATCATAAGGAAAGCGTGTCATTGTGCTGCCTGGGCAATAGTGGTTGCGAGAGAGACGACCCAGCTAGGAAGATTGTCCATGCTGGAAAGGATTCCGACGAGAGCCAGAAGGCCGATAGCCCAACGTTTTTTGACCTTGTTGGGTCCGTCGAAGATTGTGGGCGTTTCTTTGTTTGGATTTTGGTCTGTCATGTTTGCTCCTGTTGAGACCATAAGAAAGGCGCCCGCTTGCGCGGGCGCCTATTGTTGCGGTGGGTTATTTGACGGGCGTTTTTTTGGACACGGCGTCATTGGCCGTTATTTGCGGCTGCGGCAGGATTAGCTCAACCTGTGTATTTTGATTTTTAAGGTGAGCTGTTGCTGCCGCTTTTGCCGCTTTAGAAACGGCTGATTTGAGATCGCCGGTCCATTTGAAATTGTAGTTTTGCCCGTCGATTGTTATGGTAATCATACTTGATAACCACCGCGATAATAGATTTTAGTGCCGCGACGGCGCCGGTTTTGAAGCACACGCATTTTAGATTACTCCTGCTGCTGCTTTGAGACGTTGAGTCATTTTCGCCTCGAATTTTTGACGAACCTCGGTAGAGGCGTCATCTTGAGAGAGAAGAATAACGAGAGCGAATAGTTGGGACGGCGTAGATTTGTCTACGGTGGAGGCGACTTGTCCGGCTGCGGCCAGATCGGACGCCTTTGAACCAGTAGTGCCTTGTTCTGCCATCCAGATACATGCCACTTGCCTGTTTAGTGGTGCGACGAAGGTGGCGAGAATTGCTGCCACATATTCGGTAGGGACTGCAAAGCGTCCCATTCCGAGAACGTCGATTGTTCCATAAATTAGAGCGTCGAGAGTAGCTACGACGCGACGACGATTTTCACGGGTCCACATTGTGTCGCCGTGAGCGAGTTTATAATCCTCTGGTGTAATTCCGAGGCTATCGAAATCTGCACTTGTATACTGTGCGATAGATTTCATTACTCCGTGTGCGACTGCATAATTAAGGCTTGACATTTTTTCTCCTGTTCAAGCTGTTGGGCGATCCCCTGTCGGGGCCGGGCTTTCGTGAACCGAGCCCGCAAGCGGTCTCGGCCCTTCGGGCTTCAATCCCTATCGCGTAAAGAGATCGAGCTGAAGCGATTTTTTTGGCTTCTTTGGATACAGGATCGCCCTGGCCTTTTTCCAGTTAGGACCGAACCAATAACGAAGCTCTTTTTCTTGTTGAGACATTTTAGATGGGTTGCGCCCATCGGCGCCGGTGTCAAGGGCCGCTTCGCTTAAACCCTTGACACCGTCACCGCTGGTCGCTCGTTTGCTGCTCATGCTTCTAAGCCTTCGGCTGTCGAAGTTTCGACGAGTGGGTTAAGAACCACATCCAAGCATTCAGACAGTTTTATCAAGACGTTTTCGAGTTGCTCTAGCGGAGTAGGCTCCTCCGGTTTTTGCATTATCCGTATCAGGACTATTAAAGCAAGTTGGAGTGCGATTGTCCGATTAAGGATGATTTGATGCTCGTAGTTAGTGAGCACGCGAAGAGTTGGATTTTCCGTCATAGAACGACCTTTGAAAATACTCGCAGTCGATTTTATACGCTGCTTGGTTCAGGTCTATTTGCGCTTCATATATATCCTCGCTTGTTAAGTCGGGGACATTGAAATTGGAAGGTTTCGATGGGCTGGACATTGGTGATTCTTGGGTCAAAGCGCGCAACTGCGTTAGCAGCCCGGCTTGAGTAGGAATGCCCTTTAGCTGATCGAACTGGTTCTGTGAACCGTGGATATTTTGGAGCCTCTGCAGCACCGCTTTGCGGAGCACGGCTTTGGGAATTTGGCTCTGATTGATTGTTGCTGTTATCTGATTCGTCCAGATCATCGTTTGTAACGTCTTCAACGATAACTCGTTTACTAGAAGCTCTGGAATTTTGGTTCCGAGGTTGCGGCTTTTTTTCACTCGCCATTTGTAGTCATTCCTTTTTTGAGAGTTATAGGCTTTCGCGATATACTTTGACATGTAGCCCGAGATTGCTAACGGGCTTTTCGAGACTAGTCCTTTTCCGGTAGCTGGATCAAGAGGCCATCGAAATCCCGCTCTACCGTAAGCATCGTTAGACGAGTATCGGACACCGAGGGGCACGGAATAACCGTGGCGCCAGAACTGTCGGAAATATGGAAGTTCTCTATTGATAGGTGATGGAAGACCCACATTAGGGCAACCGACGCCCAGAGGCAGGTGACTAAAAGCGTGAAGCACATGCACATGAAGTCGACCCGTTTTCGGACCGATTTCGGTGACGGCGCAATAGGAGTGGTAATCTGTGTCTGGTTTGTTTCGTCTTGCACCTGTAATTTCCTTTCTGATGCTAGCGTCGAAGTCTCGGATGTAGTCCACGAATGCCCGAGAACGTTCATTGAATACCTGGCTGATGCAGCCATCGCGGACAGTGAGAGTGTTGAACAGGAAGAACCATCCTTGAGAAGCACGATAGGCCATTTCGGATTGGATAGCGAACTTGTGTCCAGACGCGCGAGCTTGTCGACCAAGATCATGCATGAGCTCTATTGCCTCCTGTTCTAGTAAAGTTGGCTTGGCTTTCCGATCGAAGTTAACGCCCTCGAATACGTAATTGACGACATCTTTAACCGGCCAGCCGAGCCATTTAGGGGTGTTGTATATAAATTGTGTATTATCAAGACGGCTGCGATGAATTTTGAGATCTACCGTAACGTCCAGATAGCGTTGGTGGTGGTGGGGCAGAAGAAGATCCTCGAGCACTTCTTTTTTGCGCTCGAGGGTCTCTAGGAGAGTGCGACAGCGATTAAATTCTGCGAACCGTTTGTTGACCTGGGCGAATTGTGACACGGACAACATTACCACTTGCCCTTGGTGAAGCCTCCTAGGAACGAACCGACATTTTTGAGAGCGCCGGCGCCTTTACCGAGCATGCCGGCCAGTTCTAGCATGTCGCGACGAGTCCCGGCCCATTGATCGGCCGGGAGCTTTTTAATGACACTTTCGATTTCTGCACGACGATTGCCTGCACCGTTTTCTGCGGTCAGAAGCGGAAGAATTTGTTTCCATCCGGGTTTGTGCTCATACCGCATTACACCGAGGTCTATCACTTCAGAAGGCGTTAGTTTGCTAATCATTTCAGCGGCTTTTATGCGCATGTCCTGATCTATGGCTTCTGTTTCGGCGCCTGTTTTGTCAGTCTGTGCAAGAGCTTGTAGTTCTTGAGCCGCTGCTACGGCTGTCTGTGCCTCTGCCAATTTTCCGTCATTAGTCTGTATACCGACCGCTTTTAATTGGGCATCTGTTTGCATTTTTGCTACAGCCTGTTGAGACGCGGCGGCAATTTGGGCTGTTTGTTTTTGAGTGTCTGACGCGATTTGCGCTGTTAGTAGCGGTAGGAATTGAGAACCTACATCTGCGGTGGCTCGCTGAGGTGCGCCTCCCGTAGGGTTTGGAGCAGAGATTGAAGGAGACGCGCTCGATCCGAGTCGCTCCCAAGGTGAAGTTCCTCCATACACAGTGTCCATGTATTGTAAGTCAGCATTAGCCTGAACGGGGGCCATTGTTTGGAGTCGTGTGACTTCTCGGGCTGTGTCAGCTGCATGTGTTGCGTCCTGATAAGTGTTGTAGGCGGATGCCTGGGCGGGAGCGATTCCAGTTAAGAACTGTGATTGTCTACGTATCTCACGCGGATTAACGATATCCGCCATATTTTGATTGTGTTCTACGTCCTCACGACGGACGCGATCTGACGCGCCGCCGAGAAGACCGGAGAGGCCGTTTGAAACGGCCCCCCCTGCTGAGCTACCTATATTCTGGAATAAGG